GGAACAGGATGCCGAGGGCGAGCCGGTCTTGGACGCGGACAGCGCGCCGAAGCGCATCCCGGCCATTGAAGCCTTCGACCTGGCCGCGCCCGAGCTTGAAGAAGAAGACCCCAAGACGCTCGCCGAGGCCTTGAAGATTGCCGTGGGTTATGGGTGGGCGAGCAATGAAACTTCGTCGGGCCGCATGGGCTTCGATTGGCAGATAGAGCAGAAAAAGATCAGGCGCGAAGAACAAGCTGACCTGGAGCGGCAGGCGGCGGGCGGCCTGGGCAGCGCGCCGCCCAACGGCCTACGGTTGCCGGGATTGGCGGAATATCCGCCCAATGGAAATAACGGCGCGCAAGAGATGGAGCAGGAAGTCGAGCGCGAGTCGCATCGGCAGGCGCAGGCCGCCGACGGCGCGCGAATGAGCGCGCTGGCCGATTCTCTGGCCGCCGTGCAAAAAGCGATGACCGTCTTGCAGGAGCAGGAGATTATCGCCCGCGCGCAATTGGCGCTCCCCGAACCGACGCCGCAAAAACTTGACCTGACCCTGCCGATCCATCTCAACGTCTCCCTGCCGCAGCCGGGCATCGAGATCAAGCCGCAGATCACCACCCCGGCGCCGGACACTCAGCCGATCGCCGACGCCATCGAGCGGGCGGTGCGCGACATTCCCGCGCCGGTCATCCCGCCCCTGGACGTGACCCCTATCGCCGACGCGCTAAAGGAGCAGCCCGCGATCGAGGTCACGGCCAAAGTCGAGATGCCGGTCGGCGTCAAGACGACCAGCGTCGTGCAGCAGGATCGCATGGGCCATCCCGTCGTGATCGAGCAGGTGACGCGGTATACGCCCGAAGATACGGAAGAAGAATAAATCATGCCGAGCATTCGCCGCGTAACGACCATCGGTGGGGAGATCGAGTATGCGCCCGATCCTGTACGGCGGATTACGACTATCGGCGGGGAGATCGAGTATGTATTGCCGCAGGTCAGACGTATCACGATGATTGGAATGATGATCGAATACGTGGAGGAGCAGCCGGCCGCGCGCTGGGTCGGCATGACGGACTATGCGAGGCCCGTGATGATCGGCGTCCAGGGCGTAAGAATTTACTGACCGGGGCAGACGGAGTCGGGAGGCGATGGCTAATTCCGTTTCTCACGCCGCGCTGCCCTATCCCGTGCGCGGCTGCCGTTTCACGGTCCTGATTCCATATCTGAACAACAAAGGCGAGCCCGAAGATCCTGTGGCGCCGGACACGGAACGCTCGATTGACGGCGCGGCCTTCGCGGACTGCACCGAAGAGCTGACCGTGTTGACCGGGAGCAACGGCATGGGCTATATCACTCTGACTGGCGATGAACTGAACGGCGCACTCGTCGGCGTGGCGGCTAAAGTCGCGTCCGGCCCGAAGCCTACGCTCTTGACTCTTTATCCGCACGTCTTGGCGACGCTCTTCTCCGGCACGGCCAGCGCGGGCGCGGCAGGGAGTATCACGCTCGTATCTCCCGCCCCGGCGGTCGCCGACCTGCTCATCGGCTGCATCGTGCGCACGACCGGCGGGACGGGCGGCGGCGGCGGCTCCGGTTCGCTCAACAACCAGGCGCGCGTCATCACGGCCTATACGTCGGGCCGCGTGGCGAGCGTGACGCCGAACTGGGAGACCGCGCCGGACGCGACGACGACTTACGAAATCCTATTGGCCGAGGCCGCCCTGATCCGCTATGCCGACGTGAAACTCTGGGCGGCGACAGCCACGGCCAGCGATGACGTGGCGCTCAAGGCCACGCTTGCGAAAGGCACAGACATCACCGGCTTCAATGATTTGGCCGCTGGTGACATACGGACGGCGGTTGGGCTGGCGGCGGCCAACCTGGACACGCAACTCGCAGCGATAGCAGGCTACATTGATACGGAAGTCGCAGCCATCAAAGCCAAGACCGACCAACTGACCTTTACCCTTACCAACAAACTTGATGCGTCTATCCAGGCGGCGGGAGATTTCGCGCAAGGCGCGGCGGATAAAGTTTGGCTCAGCGTCCTGGAAGGCGCGCATACGGCAGGCGACGTCCTGCGCATCGCCCTGGCCGCCGTCAGCGGCAAATCGAGCAAAGTCGGCAACGTGTTCAAATACCGCGACGTGGCGGATGCGAAAGACCGTCTGGACGTGACGACCGACGGCGCGGGCAGCCGGACGACCATCACGACGCGCGACGGGACGTAATGTGTTTGGGCGCGATTATTTTGCCGCCGACTATTTCGCGACCGACTATTGGTTCGGCGACGGCGACGGCGCGCCCGCTGAAGCCGAAGCGCCGACGGGCGGCGTGGCCGCATTGTTGAGCGGGCGACATGCGGACGCGGAGCGGGAATTTGAAATATACGATGAAATCCTGCTGCTTTTGCATTGATAGGAGCCAACAATGACGAGGATCTTCACCGACGGGGCGGAATTCCAAGACTTTCTTTTCTTTTCGACCACAGTCGGCTCGCCAGTAATCGATACGGCGGTTTTCCGCAGTGGCGCAGCCAGTTATCGCGTTCCCTCTGGCTCTGGCGCCGCGTCCCAACTGCAAAAAAATATCACCGCTCTGGCGGACGGTTATGGCCGGATCGGTTTTCGGTCCAGCAATACCGCCATTGCCGCGTCGATCATGCGCTGGTTCAAGGGAACTACCGATCTGGGCTCCATCCGTTATAACGCCACGGGCCGCATTGAGTTATATACCAGCACTGGCACGCTCGTAGCGACTAGTACTAATTCGCTCACCTTAGATACCTGGTACAACCTGGAATGGCGCGTCAATATCCACGACACCACGGGCGTACTGGAAGTCAAGGTAGACGGAACGGTTTGGGTTACGTTCAGCGGCGACACCAAGCCTGGCGCGGATACGACCTTTGATACGCTTATCTTTCGAGCGGGCGGTACGGGCGGACCCAACAATTACTATGATGACCTGGCTTTCAATGACACTACCGGCGGCGTAGACGATGGCTACCCCGGCGACGGCAAGGTGGTCATCCTGGCGCCCAACGCAGCGGGCGACGTGACGCAGCTCACGCCCAGCGCGGGCAGCAATTACCAGAACGTGGACGAGATCCCGCCCGACTCCGACACGACCTATAACTCGTCCAGCACTGCAACGCAATACGACCTGTACAACCTGACGACGTTCACCATCGCCGGCAACACCGTTCTGCGCGTGTGGGCCGAGTGCCGCGCGCGCGAGGAGACCGCCGCCGGAGATTCGATCAAGGTCGGTCTGAAGACCAATAGCGTAGAATATGCCGGGAGCGCCCAGGCGGTCACGTCGAGCTATGCGCGTTACGCGGGCACGAATTACGCGACCAATCCGCAAACGCTGGCTGCCTGGACGCAGGCCGAGATAGACGCGCTCCAAGCGCGCTTTGAAGTCGTGTGAGAATACATAGTGAGCATCCGGCGCGTCACGGTCGCGGACGCGGAAATCGAATACGCGCCCTCGGCGTTCCGGCGCGTCACGGTCGCGGACGCGGAAATCGAATACGCGCCCTCGGCGTTCCGCCGCGTTACCGTCGCGGGGATACAACTCGAATATACGACCGGGGCAGCCGCTGGCACGGCGACCGGGTACGAAGCCCGCACTTTCGCGGAGGGCGCGCTGCGCTGGGTAGAAGCTTCTGGGACGGGCGGATGGACGACGGCCTCCGCCGCGCCCACGGCGCTCGTCGGATTTGTCCTGCCGGGCGCGGCCTACCGCAGCGCGCGCACGGTCGCGGCGGTGCTAGAACGCGATACGCCGCATCATCACAAACTCTTGAGCAACGATCCGGTCGAATTCCAGTTCACTTACCGGCAGGCGGTGACGGCCAACCGGCCCGATCCGGCGACCGGCAGCGGGGCCAGCGTGCCCAAGGTGCATTTCGAGATCAAGACGACCATTCCTGAAGCCCCTGCCTTCACCGCGCAGTATTTCCAATTCGAGCACTGTGCTAAAATAGCCGAGGGATGGACGGAGACCGAGCAGGGCAACGTCTGGACGGAACGCTGGCGGGCGCTTAGCATGACCGGGCCAACCGGAAGCGGTTATCTATCTTAGTCTAAAGACTATCTTCAGATAGGAGACAAGAGCCATGAGTGAGCCAAAAGCCAAATACACAATCGCCACGACCACGCGCACCAAGACGGTCAAAATGTGCGAGTGCGGCGCGACCCGCTTTCAGGGGCCGTTCACGCGCGGCGAGATCGTGGACGGCGAGTTCCGGGTGCTGGAGACGCTCTATCAGTGCGTCGGCTGCAACCGGGTCAAGCCGTTGACCCAGATCACGGATCATGAGATTGAATTACTTTCATAATGGCCCTGCCCGATTTAGTTACCGTCATCGCGCGCAATTCAGCCATCCGCGCCCGCACGATCCAGGAGGCGGAGGCCTATATCCGCTCCCGGCTGTGGGCGCTGGAAGAGTTGGCGGTCAATGAACTTTACGCCATTTACCGCGAGGCGTTCGAGCGCATGGCCTCGCGGCTGCGCAGCGTGGCGGCGCAGTACGGCGCGGGCGAGACCTGGAGCGCGTCCGATCTGGCCTTCCGCACGCGCACCGAGGCGGTTCTGGCGCAGATCGGTTCGGAACTGGAATCGCTCAACAGCGCGGCGATGGATGCGGCGTTGCGCGCCAGTGTGCGCGGCTACCAGGCCGGTTATTACGGCGGCGCATGGCAGTTGGAAGAAGGTTTGCGCACCGGCCTGCCGCTAGAAATTCCGATCCTGCCGACGGACGCCATCCGCGCCGCCATTCTCGAACCGTATATTGGCCTGACGTTCGTAGACCGCTTCCTGGACGCGCGCGGTGAGTTCGAGCGGATCGTCCGCCGCGCCATGGTTGAAAGTCAAATTGAAGGCGAGTCCATTTACCAGGCGCAGGTTCGCTTGGCGCGCGCGCTGGGCGTAGACATCTCCCGGCGCACGGCGGCAGCGCGCGCGGCGAACCAGGCTTATTTCTATCGCACCGAGTTGATCGCCCGCACGGAGATACTGCGCGCCAGCAACAACGGCGCGCTGGCGATCTATGAGCGCAACCAGGATGTGCTGCGCGGCTGGCAGTGGACGGCGACAAAGGACGAGCGCACCTGCCCGATCTGCGGCGCGCTGGACGGGCAGATCTTCCGTTTCGGCAGCCAGCACCTGCCGCCGCCGACCGGCAGCCATCCGCGCTGCCGCTGCACGCCGACGCCGGTCTTGATCAATTCCGCGCTGGAAGAGCGCATCGTCGGCGCACGGCAGACCTACCGCGAATGGGCAGCCGCGCGCGGGATCACCATCGCGCAGGACGGCGGGGTGCTGTACTTCCGCTCGACGCCGCCGCCGAAATCCCCTAGCGCAGATGCAGTCAAAGCCGCGCCGCATTTGTATTCCACGTGACTCTTTCGACGCTCCCCGCCGCGCCACTCGTCGTTTCTCCGACGCGCCCTCCTTCAACTGTCGCTCAGGGCTGGCTCTTGCAGCACCGCACGGGCAGCGGCCTGTTCGTCGTCAGCCAGGCGGGGACGCTGCTTTTCCGGCTGGATACCGTTTCAGGCACGCTCTTCGCCTGGGATAAGAAGGCCGGGCGCGAGATACCCATACGCTTGTCCGACTTGACAGGCCTCTTGCCGCCCGCGAAAATCTGACATACAATACGTCCGAGTTCCCTGGCAACGCCCGCCAGGGCAGTTGTGCCGCAGAGCCGTGAGCCGCGCCGGGATCGCTTCCGGGAGCGGCTTTTGTTTTGCGGAGCAGGGATTATGCCTTACAAAGTTTTCGGCTTATGCGTTCATAAACTAAACGCCGACGGGTCGAAGGGCGAGCGGGTCAAGTGTCACAAGACGCCGGCGGAAGCCGCCGAGCACGTCAAGGCGCTGTACGCCAACGTCAAGGATTCGGAGCGCGGCCTATGGCCGACTCTTTTAGAAGCCGTCAGCACCAATCAGAAAATGGATGCCGTGCGGCGCGCTTTTACCGAAAAGTTCAATCCGCAATCGGGTAATGCGATCCAGGCAGATTATTGCTATATCAAAGAGTTCTTCCTGGATGATGGCTATCTGATCGCGGAAAAGGGGGCTGATCTTTACCGGGTTGATTTTTCAAAAAGCGATGACGAATACAAATTCCCGGAAAAAAGCGAATGGAAAAAGGTTCAACTGACTTACACGGCTGAATCTAAACGGCTCTACGAACGCACTTATTCCACCGAACTGCGCAAGCAGTACGCCAAACAGGGGATCGCCATGCCGGACGGCTCGTATCCCATCCCCGACAAGGCCGCGCTCTCGGACGCCATCCAAGCCTACGGACGCTCCCCCGACGAGGCCACCAAACGCCACATCACGAAACGCGCGCGCGCGCTGGGCGCGGCGGCCATGCTCCCGGAAAAATGGTCTTCAGCTGCCGCTCAGACGGGCGCGAAGAACGCAGAATCTTTACGCACTGGCTATTTTGCCGAGCGGATCGATCTGCGCGAAAGCGAACTGGACGCGGCTGAATTCATCGCGCGGCGCGTGACGCTCATCCGGCCCGGCTTCTCGACCAACACGGACAAGGCGGGCCGTGTGCGCTATTACCCGCCTGAGACGTTGCGCCAGGCGGCCAAGATCTTCGAGGGCACGCGCGCTTATGCCGACCATCCGCGCCGCTCGGATGAGAAGGAGCTGCCGGAGCGCAGCATACGCGATCTGGTCGGCTATTACGCCAATGTGTCCGCCCTGGATGACGGACGGCTGGTCGGAGATTACAAGGTCGTGGGCGAGGCGCGGCAATGGCTGTGGCCGCTCATCACCGAAGCCGTACAACACAAGCCTGATCTGGTGGAACTTTCCATCAATGCGCTGGGCAGGACCCGCCTGGGCGAGGCTGAGGGAAGAGCCGCAATCATCGTCGAGAGCATCGTGGATGCTAACAGCGTGGACGTGGTGACGACCGGCGCGGCCGGCGGGAGTTTCGCGGGCGCGCTGCTTCATTCGGACGGCGGCGACTGGACGGGGAAACTGCTCGCCGCGCTCTCCTTCGACGAATGGCGCGCCGCGCGCCCAGAGTTTATCGAGCAGCTCAAGGGGGAATGGAAGACCGTGCGCGAGTCGGAAGCCGCGCAATCGCTCAAGCAAGAACTGATGGAAGCCAAACAAAAAATCGAGCAGCTTTCTGCCGCGAGCCGGGCCGACGACTCCGAGCTGGCGAATCTTCGCCGGGAGAAATTGGCCGACGGGCTGCTGGCCGAGAGCGGCTTGCCCCACAAACTGCGGGCGGCGGTGCGCCCCGAACTCTTGACCTGCGCCGACGAAGCCGGGATGAAGACAGTCCTCACGCGGGAAAAGGCGAAATACGACAGCCTGCCGCGCGTCCCGGTTTCGGTCAGCGGCGCGGGCCAGAAGTCCGGCGGGCCGCCAGACGCCGCGCCGCAACCGGTTCATCCGGCGGTCGCGCTCATGGGATTAGACGAGAGCGCAATGCCGCAACCAGGAGAATCGGCGGAAGAGTACCGGCTGCGTAAAATACGCGGCCAGTAAGGGCAGGGTAATCCTGCCCCAACATCGCGGAGCCGTGAGCCGGACGATGAGAAAAGGATACGGCTATGGCAACTGCGATTTTAGGCAATCCCAACCTGTTCCCGACGGACACGATCATCTACGGTAGCGGGAACGGGACGAACATTCTCACAAAGGGGGACTGGGTGCAATGGTCGGGCGGCGTCATCGTCGGCCTGAACACCCAGGCCAGCCCCGCCTTCCGGCTCTCCGGCATCGGCGTGGCGCTCGACCACAATCCGAAATACGACGACCTGGGCCGGGCGATCAACAACAGCGCGCTGCCCGTCCTGACGCACGGCGTGCTGCGCGTCTCCGGCGGCTCGGCGGCCTCGCTGACCGGCGCGCCCGGATACGGCGCGGCGGTCTATCCGGCCTCGACCGCTTCAGGCATCGTCGGGCAGACGGGCGCGACCGGCGTCGGCGGCGTATGGCTGACCGCGCCGCGCCAGGCCATCAGCGCCAACCCGACCGGGGCGGTAGCCTCGGGCGTCGCCAAGCTGGTGCGGATCGTCGCCGCGGGCGACATCACCGCCGCGCAGTGGGACATCCTGTTCGACGCGCGCAATCTCGCGGTGGACTATTACTAGGCCGAGGAGATGAGACCATGAATACACAGAAGATCATCGAGATCCTCGACCCGCAAGCCGGCAAGATCCGCGAAACGATCGGGCAGCATTACACCGGCCCGGCGCTGGACGTCGAGCAGCTTTTCGCCGCGCGCCGCAACGGACACCGGATCACGCTCCAGGAGGCCTCGACCACCAACGAATTCCCGGTCATCCTGCGCGACGGCATCCGCTCGATCACGTTCGACTCTTATGCCCGCGTCCCGACCACCTGGCAGGAATGGGCCATGACCATGCCCTCCGACAAGCAGGCCGAAAACTGGGCCGAAGAGAACGACATCGGGGAGCTGCCGGTAGTGCACGAAGACACGCCCTTCCCGGAGGCTAAGCTCGATCTGGATCGGACGCTCGAAATCCGCAACCAGAAACGCGGCCTGATCATCTCCGTCACTGAAGAGATGATCCGCTTCAACCGCCTGAACATCCTGAAGCGGCACGCCGAGAAGCTGGGCCGCGCGGCGGCGCGCACGCGCGAAGTGGCCTGCTACTCGGTTGCCACGGCCGCCGGGAACTACAACCGCACGACCGCCGACAACGACATCGGCAACAATACGGCGGCCACGACTTTCAGCGCGACCGGGTTGAACACGGCCTTGACCACGCTGCGCACCATGAAGGACCGCAAGACGGGGAGTTATCTGGGCGTCAACCCGGACACGCTGCTCGTCACGCCGCGCCTGGAAATGGCGGTCAAGCAATTGCTTTTGTCGCCCTTCCTGATCGGGCCGAGCGACGTCGTCACGGCGCAGACGTATGGTACCGGCACCACCAACCCCTTCCGGGGCGTGGTCAACCGCATCATCGTCAGCCCGCGCGTCGGCTCGTCCTACCAGTGGGTGCTGATGGAAGCCAAGCAAGCCGTAATCCTGCAGGAAGTCGAAGGGCTGCAAATCCTGCAAGAATCCGCCGGTCGCGTCGAGCACGAAGGGTATTTCGTCTACGACCACGTGCGCTACCGCGTGCGCGATTGGTACGGCGTCGGCATGCTGAACGATCGATACGCGTACTTCAGTTCTTCGACGACTGCTCCGGCGGTTGACTAACTGGAATAGGGATTACCACGGGGAGCGACCGTAGGTCCGGCTCGCTCCCCCCGTTTGGAGAAAAACAGAATGGCCGATAAACTCCCCGATCACGTCAAGCTACAGAAATTCGTGGAAGCGGCGCTCAGCAACCCGCAGCACCCGGTCTACCGCCTGGGGCTGACGCATTCGCCCATGCTGCAGCACTACGCGGTCAACGTCTCGCTGATGGCCTCGCTCAAACCAGAGGACTGGTTCGCGCAGTATCCGAAATACACCGAGCAGTTGACCGAGGTCATGCGGCTGTGCGAAGCCGAAGGACCGGAGAGCGGCGCGCCTGCTCCCTTGACGCAGGCCGATCTTGACGCGCTCAAGGCGAAGATCGCGGAACTGGAAAAGCGCGTAAACCTGGCCGCCGCGCCCGCTGCTCAGGAGACTGTACCGGAGACTCCCGCCGATGACACAAGCGACGGTGGGTGAGATCAAACATTTCACCGCGACCATCGCCAGCGGCGCGCCGACTTCCAGCGCGTTCTTCCTGGGCGGATACCGCGCTTTCGGCCTGCTCATCCCGGTGCTGACCAGCGCCGCGGTTGGCTGGCTAGGTGAGAACACCGGCGGCAGTTGGACACTCTTTCGCAATACTGCCGGAGCGCAGTACAGCGCCGCCACGCCCGGCGGCACGGGCGGGATGCTCCTGGGCGCGGAAGGCTTGTCTTTCCTGGAAGGCTATCCGGGACAGGTGCGCGTCTCGGCCAATGCGAACCAGGCCGCTGACCGGAATTTCGTCTGGTATCTCAAGGGCTAAATGGCGCTCACGACCGCGCAGCAGGTGCGGCTGAGAATTTCCGACCGTTGGCGTTGGGCGGAGGAATATCGCGGCGGCGACGGGACGGCACTGAAGTTCAAGCTCGGCCAGGGCGCGCCGTTTAGCAATCTGTCGGCGCTTTCGGCCTTCGTGCCGGTCGCGGCGGGCTGGAGCGCGACCGGCGGAACGTTCGACACCGGCTTGGGCCTGGTGGAATTCTCCGGCCTGGTCAGCGCCAATTCCGCCTGGCGCGCGGAGTATCAGTGGGCCGTGTTCAGCGACGAGGAGATCGGCCAGTTCACCGCCGCCGGCGCGACCATCGCGGGCGCGGCGCTGGAGGCCGTGCGAACGCTCATGTTCGACTCACTGCGGCGGGCGAAGTGGGCCGCGCCGGACGGCACGGAATACGACGACACGGCGGCCATGGCGCAGTTGCGCGCCATGCACGCGCTGCTCCTGGACGAGTCGACCCGCGACGACGGCGCGCAGGGCGGGATCGAGAGCTGGGCCGAGCAGCAGCAATACTGGTCGTCGGAATATAGCGGATGAGCCGTCCTGACCCGGCGCGCATCCAGCGCAACGCGCTGGACGTGATCGGCAACGCCGGCGAGACGGCGACCGTGCGCCAGTACATCAGCGGCGTGACCGGCACGCCAAAATTCGGCGCGGCGACGACGTTCAACTACGTCGAGCGCACCGTCACCGGGCTTTTCGCCAGCACGCTCTTCGGAGCGCCGCGCCCGAACGAGCGCGACCTGGCAGGCGGGCAGGCGCAGAACGCCGACATGCTATTTACCACGCTGAGCGCGCTCGGCGCGCAGGACGAGATCGTTTGGCGCGGCACGGCCTACCGCGTCGCGGGCGCGGCCATGCCTGAAAATCTGGGCGGGCGCGTGTTGTTCCGCCAACCGCTGCGGCTGGCGAGCAAAACCGGGTAAGTACGGGCGGGATGACCCCGCCCGCTAGGAGCCAAAGAGCCATGAAAAATCTGAATCCCCAAACACAACAGCCCTATAAAATCCTGTGGTTCGGCGACCTGGTGGCCCCAAGCGGCTTCGGGCGCATCGGCAACGAGGTCCTGCGCCGCCTGCACCAGCGCGGCTACAGCATCCAGGCCGCGGCGCTTAATTACACCGGCTGGCCGCACGATTTCCCCTTTCACGTCTGGCCGCTCGGCGGGCAGGATATTTGGAACTCCCTGGTTACGATCGTCAACACGACCCGGCCCGACCTGCTCATTTCCTGCCAGGACTTCCCCTATCATCAGACGCTATGGAACGCCTGCCGGATCGATTTTTCCCGCGTCAAATGGGTCTGGATTACGCCCATCGACGGGACGCCCGTTCATCCCGACTGGTTGAAAATGGCCGATTACGCCGACGGCGGGATGGTCATCTCGCGCTTCGGCGTCGAAGCCCTGCGCCAGTCTGGGAAGCGCGCCGCGCTCTGTCATCCGGGCGTGAACTTGCAGGAGTTCTATCCGGCGGCGGACGACGAAAAAAAGACGCTGCGTGAGAAGGCCGGTTACGACGCGGGCGATTACGTCGTCGGCGTCGTGTGCATGAACCAGGGCCGCAAGGCCATCCCGCCCATGCTCGAAGCCTTCCACGAATTTGCGCGCGCCAAACCCGAAGCGCGCCTGTTCCTGGACATGGACAAGGTGAGTCCGGCGGGTTGGGACGTTCCTACGCTGCTGAAACAAACCGGCTGGACGGAAGCCGAACAGAAGCGCGCAGATTACCGCCAGGATTTGTTCGAGCGCACGACCGACGCGGCCAGCGGCGCGTCGCCCTTCCACCCGCTGCGCTCTCGCTACGCGCTGATGGATGCGCACATGGTCATCAGCCACCGTGAGGGCTTCGGCCTGCCGCTGGTGGAATCGATGGCCTGCCGCGTGCCGACGCTGGCGCTGGACTGGTGCAGCGGCCCGGAGATCGTCGGCGAGGGGCGGGGAATGCTCGTCAAACGGCTGGCCTACATGGAGCATGGCACCTGGGGCGGCGCGCGCGACGCCTTCCCGGACGTGTCCGATCTGATCGAAAAAATGGAAATGCTCTACGCCGATCGCGCATTGGCGGCGTACACGGCCGAGCGCGGCTACGAGTGGGCGATCCGGCAGACATGGGACGTGACCGCCGACCAGGTAGAAACTGTGCTACAATCGGCGTTGAAGCGCGAACGAAAGGACAAACCGAGCCATGAGCCTGCCCCAAGCCCTGCCCCTGACGCCAACCAACTTAGCGATACACGCGGCCCCGCGAGCCGCCCCGGTGATGGGCGCGAGCCTGAGATTGTCAATCGTGATCCCGGCCTACAACGACCTGAAGGCTCTCATCTTGTGCCTGAAATCGCTGGTAGCGACGGCGGGCGCGGAGGGGATGGCCGGCCGGATGGAAATCCTGGTGCAGGATGACGCCAGCCCGGACGTCGACCTGACCGAGATCATCGGCCCGCCGGCGCAGGTGGCGCGCAATCCGCGCAACCTGGGCTTTGCCGGCAATTGCAATGCAGGCGCGGCGCGCGCCGGGGGCGACGTGCTGTTCTTTCTGAACCAGGACACGCAGGCGCAGCCCGGCTGGTTCGGGCCGCTTATGGGGATGTTCGACGAACGCGCCTACGTGGGCATCGTCGGGCCGAAACTCGTTTTCCCGCTCGGCCCGAATGGGACGGGCGCATTACCCGGTTTGACCGCGCCGCGCCCGCCCGCGTATTCCATCCAATCCTGCGGCGGACTCTACGACGGCGGCAAAGGCCCGTTCCATCGCTATATTGGTTTCGCCGCCGACGATTGGCGCGTGAATATTGCCGAGCGCGTCTCCTGGACGACCGGCGCGGCGCTGGCGATCCGAAATAATCTGTTTGCTTCAGCGGGTCTGTTTGATATTGGTTACGGACGCGGCTATTTTGAAGACGTGGATTTGTGCGAGCGCGTGAAACTGCGCGGCTTTGAAGTCTGGTACTGCCCGGAAGCCGTCTTCACGCATCGAGTCGGCGCATCCAACGCGGCGACGGCGGAAAGTTTCCGCGCCAACTCATTACGCTTCCACGAAAAATGGGATCGGCGCATTACGCCGGACACCTCGATAATCCATGTGGCATATTGATGTGAGCGCCATAATGTTCTATACTATAGGAAGTGCTCCGGCGATGCGGAAACATCCCGGAGCGTGGCTGAACCTACACGAGAAGTCCAGCATGATTGATTCTATCCCGCATTACAAAACCTGCAAGGACTGTTCCCGATCACTTCCTGCTACAACCGAATACTTTTCACCATGCCGGAAGGGTGACAAAGTATGGCTTGCATCATATTGCAAGCCATGTACAGCCGCTCGGACAAGAATTTGGAATGCAAATAACCCTGAGCGATCTAAGGCAAGAGCAAATCAGTGGTATCAGGAAAATAAAGAGCAGCATCGAGCGAACGCAAGACGTTGGGCAGCGGCCAACGTAGATAAGGTTCGTGCCATTACTTTGAAATGCAAGTGGAAGCATATCGAAAGAAGCCGTGCTTATTCGCGTGAGTATGCCAGAAATCATCGGGAGCAAAAGAAAGAGGCTGATAAAAATCGCAAGGCTAATAACCCGGAAAGGGCCAAAGAATTATCCCGACTCCGGTATCAGCGAAACCGTGATACCTATCTGGCCCGTACAAGGAACTACCGCGCACGCAAGCGCGAGGCGGCTGGCACACATACAGCAGCAGATACCAAGAAACAATACACAATGCAAAAGGGTTTATGCTGGTGGTGTAGTTACGAATTGGGGCAGCAGTACCATGTTGACCATCGCATACCGTTAGCGCGGGGTGGCAGCAATGGCCCGGAAAACATTGTGATCAGCTGCCCGTCCTGTAATACTTCAAGACGAGACAAACTGCCTCACGAATGGAACGGACGGCTTTTATGACTTCGCTCCGCATCCTCATCACCTGCATCCACTATCCCGTCGCCTCGGGCCGCTACATGGCGCGCGCCTTCCGGCGGCTCGGCCACGACGTGCAGACGGCGGGCCATTCAACCGGGACAAAAATCTGGGGGATGGAAGTGGACGAACGATACGTCTGGAAGCCCGATTGGGAAGATGGCTTTGCTCCCGGAACGCGCCGAACATTCCATCCCGATTTAGTCATTCACGCCGAATCTGCCTATGCCGGCCATCGGATCAATGGCGTTCCGCTCATCCTGTGGGGCATGGATAACCACGTGCGCGATTATGCTAGCGCGGATTACGACGCTATGTTCTTCGCCCACTCCTGGGGCGCGCGCTCTTCCGAGCCGAACGCCTACTGGCTGCCGCCGGGTTATGATCCAGAAATGCATACCGACTTGGGCAGGGAGCGCGACATTGACGTGCTGATAATTGGCTATCCCTACAGCGAACGGGTGGAGATCCTGGCTGCGATGGATGCCAGCGGACTAAAAAATACGGTGGGCATGCTGGGCCCACTCTTCGACGAGTACAACGCGCTCTACAACCGCGCCAAGATCGCGTTGGTACGGAGCTCCTACGGCGATCTGACGACGCGCTTTTTCGAGAACATGGCGCAGGGATGCTGCGTCCTGGCCGATACCGCGCCGGACATTGACCGGCTGGGCTTCATCGCCGGGACGGACTTCTGGCCCTATGCTTCCGCGCCCGAGGCCGTCGAAGCGGCGCACGCGCTCCTGGTGAATGACCGCTGGCGCTCGCTGGCGGCGGCGGGCAAGGAAAAGGTCAAATCGTACACCTGGGACGCGCGCGCGTTGGAACTCCTGCGGCGCGTCCGAGAGTTAAAAATAGCATGAAGCTAAATCTCGGCTGCGGACGCGTGATCTTCCCGTTGGAGCGCGGCGCGCCTTCGCCCTATCCCGCGCATCTGGACCCGCTGCCGGATATTTGCTACGAGCCGGGCTGGGTCAACGTGGACAAATTCCTTATGCCGGGCGTGAACGAACAAATCGACCTGTTCGCCTTCCCCTGGCTGCGCTCGTCCACCGGCAGTCCCTGGAATGACAACTCTGCCGACGCGATCTATTGCAGCCATCTGGTCGAGCACGTTCCGCACCAGGTGAAACTCGTGCGCGCGCTGCCAGCGATCTGGCATAGGATCTATAACGAAAGAGTGGAAAATCTGGACGGCTGGTTCGTGTTTTTCGCGGAATGCTGGCGCATTCTCAAGCCGGACGGCCTGTTGTACGTGCGCGCGCCATTCGCCACGAGCAACGCGGCGCTTTCCGACCCGACGCACACGCGATACGTCACGCCCGGAACGTTCTCCTATCTGACCGGCGACAATCCCGACGCGCCGTTCGACTACCATGCGCCGCTCAAGTTCGAGCAGGCCGAGCCGGTGCTGCTGCGTTTCACCGAGGGCAACGCCGAGATCATCCAGGCCATGCCGCACGCGCTGGCCGAGAAGATGGTCTACCGCTATTTCAACGTGGCCGATGAGATCCGCATCGTGCTGCGGGCGGTGAAGGGAGAAGAGTCATGATAACGGAAATAGAATTGTCTTATTTGGCCGGCATTTTTGACGGTGAAGGTTGTGTCTCAACGGCAGGGGGACAGCAGAATATGCAGCTCCATTGTAGTGTCGGAAATACAGATCCGAAAATGTTGTTGCCTTTTGAAAATTTGTGGGGAGGAAAGATTACCCGCAATAATATCATACCGAAGCCAAATGAACGCCCATTCTATCAATGGCATATTTACTCACAACAGGCAGGGATATTCCTTAAAGAGATTTTGCCATATCTTGTGATTAAACATTCCCAAGCAGCCCTGGGATTACAATTGGTATCTCGTCCTGATTTGCGCCTTATGCGCGGTCATCCAGATATACGAGCCGAAGAATGGAAATTGCGGAGCTGGATCTGTGAAAAAATGAAGACACTTCGAGGACAATCATATCATTGGGAACCTAGATGAATATCTGTCTAGTATTTCCTCGTTCAACTTTTCTCATAGACCCGCTGGTATATCCACCTTTGGGCGTTTGGTATCTGGCCGCGCAGTTGGAAGCGCAGGGATACGCGACCGATTTCCGCGACCTGACTTGCGACCCGTTTCCCCAGGACGGTGAATTCGAGCAGGTCTGGATCAGCGCCACCAGCCCGCAGATGCACGAGGTCAGGCGGCTGGCCGGACTCACGCGCGCCTGGGAGAAAAGCGCGGTCGTCCTCGGCGGGGCTGCGCCCTGGACGAACCCCGATTCTTGCCGCGCTTTGGGCTTCGATGTGATCGTGTCGGGCGAGAGCGACCATCCGCAGACGGTCAGTCGGATCGTATCCGGGGCCGCGCGGCGCGCAACGACGCTTTCCTTTGCGCCGCCGATCACGCCCGGCCCGCTGGATTGGGCCTTGCCGCCCGTCAGGAGATGGGACGACAAATATCACGCGACGCTCCACGATCGCGAGGGGCGTCCTCATCGCACGACCACGCTCTTCACTTCGCGCGGATGTCCGATGGCGTGCGCCTTCTGCGAGTCGGGCAGGAACGGCGTGATCTGGGACCGTTCCGTGCGCTACGAACCCCTCTCCATCGTCGAGGCGCAAATCCGCGAAGCGGTCGAGCGCGGACACACGGGGCTGATGTACTACGACGACATCCTGCCGCTCAACAAGCCGCGCATGCTCTCCCTCCTGGAAGTGATGAAAAGGTACAGCGTCGTATGGCGCTGCTTCCTGCGCACGGACGTGATCTCGCACCAGGGCGGCCTGGACTACCTGCGGCAGATGGCCGAGGGCGGCCTGGTCCAAGTGCTGGCCGGAGTGGAGAGCGCCGACAATCGCATCAAAGCCAACGTCCATAAAGGCACGACCATCGAGCAGGATACGCAAGTCTTAGGCTGGTGTAAGCAGTTGGGCATTAAGTTCAAAGCGTCCTTCATCCTGGGCCTGCCGGGAGAAGACCGCGAGAGCATGGAGCGCACACGCGATTGGATTCTTACGCACCGCCCCGACCGGGTGGACGTGAACACGCTCATCCCGTTCCCTGGCACGCCTATGACGCGGCGCGCGGAAGATTATTTGGGTGTAAAATACGATGTGAAATGGGAAGAAGAACTGCCCGAGGAATTTTGGTTCAAGGGAGCGCGCGAGCACAACGAGTCTATCGTCTCCACCTCGCACCTGACGCGCCAGGAGATCACGGAGTTCCGCGACCGGTTGATGCAAGACATCGAACGGGAAGGGATACCTTATTAATGCAAATCACGATTGACGCCAGCGACTACCGCAAACTCGCGCGCCAGGCGAGCCAGGCCGAGCGCGCCACGGCCCGCGCCGCGCGCCAGGCGGTGAAGAGCGCCAGCTTCGCGGTCGAGAAGCGCGTCAAAATCGAGATGCCCGTGGACACGGGCCGGGCGCGCGCCTCCTGGGGGCACTGGACGCCGAGCGATATCGGCAAGCCGGGCAACGAGGCCAGCGCCGCCGATGCGACTTGGCGGAGCGAAGACGGCGGGCTGACGATCACGCAGGGTAGCAACGTCGGCTACATTGAGCAGCTCAATCAGGGCCATTCGCGCCAGGCCCCCGCCGGATTTTTGGACACCGCCCAACTCACGGGGCAGGTAGAACTTGAAAAAGAGTTGGGATTGATCGACCCGCTCGACCCTAACCTGCGCTGGCTGGAGTTGTAATGCAAAAAAACTATCCCTTTTCACGAAAAAAGAAGATTGTAGCCGTTTTTGAAAAGCCCGAAGACAAAACGTATATCTATTGGCGTTATGACGACGGCGAAGAATGCGGGGCTTATAATCTGATGTATCAGACTGATGCGGGTGGCATCCAAACGCTTAAGGCGTTTCTCGAAGAAGCCATGCAAGCCGACAAAGGGGCGGATAAAAACTGATGCCCTTCACCGCCCACCCCGGCGCGTTCTTCAATGTAGCCGGTTCTTTCAATGACTTTTTCGAGACGCAGATCACGGCCAAAGGGCTGCCGTCATGGATGACGAGCGCCGTCGTGAATTTTGACATGCCGCAGCAGCCGCTGACATTCCCCAGCTTCAGCGTCGCACACCTGGGAACGGAGACGCGCGAAATGGCGCAAGGCCGCGCGCTGGACGACGGCTGGCGCGGCGCGGAGCAGATCGGCTTGGCGGAAGTCTCTTGCTGGGAATCCTACGCGCGCGCCAGCGGGCTGCACGTGCGCAATCTGCGCCAGATGCGCGACATGGCCGCGCGCGTGTTCGCCACCGGCGCAGGCATCTCTATTCTGGACATATACGGTACAACCGCCAGCCCGACCGCGAACGGTACGATCATCCGCGCCAATCCCGCGCGCGAGACGCCGGTCGCGCCCGACCCAAACCCGGATGTGATGCGCGTCCGGCTGGTGGTACAATACCGCTGGCTGGAGCGAGTGACAGCTGGATAAACGATCCCAAGAGCCTGAGAGCCTGAAGGGGCGGGCGCGTAGCGTCCCGCCCTTACTAACAAAGGAGTCAGGCTATGTCAAGAGAAGTCAGGACGTTTGCTGAAGGAGCGCTGCGCTGGGCGCAGGCCTCGGGCACCGGCGGCTGGGCCACGGCCTCGGGCGCATTGACGGCGCTCATCGGGTTCGTCCAGGCCGGAACGACCTACAACTCGGCGCGCGGCGTGGCGACGGTCATGGAGCGCGGCACGGCCCATCATCACAAGGTCACGACCGTTAATGCGCAGGAACTGCAATTCACCTACCTGCAAGCTGTGACCGGCAACAAGGCCGCGCCTGCGACCGCCTCGGGCGCTTCGACCCCCCAAGTCCATTTTGAGATCAAGGGCACGGACACAGAGCTGCCGAGCGTCACGGCGCAGTATTATCAGTTTCACAACTGCGTCAAGGTCACGGAGGGCTGGACGGAAGGCGAAAACGGCAACCAGTGGCAGGAGACCTGGCGCGCGCTTTCCATGACCGGGCCCACCGGCAGCGGCTATATCGCCTGAGCCATGCCAGGGCCGGGAACGGGCGAGGTCTATGCCTTCGCTGAGGGCAAACTCTACTTATATGCCAGCGCGTCGGGGAGCACGAGCGGCAGCGGGATCGGCTTCGCGCAGAATGCCAGCCTGCGTTTCGTCTACGGCTGGCAGGAATTTCGCGGTTTCGGGCAGGTCTATCGGCGCGTTCTGACCGGGCGGCGTGCAGAGCTGGCGATCGAAACGCTCCTGGCCGACCTGACTCTTTTCCGGCTCGCCAATGCTTCCGCCGCCGTCAACGCGAAATTTGAAGGTTTGATTTCCAGCGGCGTAACGCAAAGCGCGCAATTCGTGCTGTATTCCGGCGCGGTCTCGGAAGCCAATTTCCAGCAGGCTGGCGGGGACCTGATGCGCGGGCGCTACGCGATGGCCGCCAACGCCTGGAGCGCCTTCGGGAACTAGGCGGATGATCTAACCCTGGCGCATGCCCGCCAGGGCAGGTGAGATCACCTTCAGGGAAATTACCCATGCTTAATGAGCCGATGCTGGCTACAACATTGGACGATTTGGGCACAACCCCGGTGCTTGTGACGTTGACGCGCCCGGACGGAAAGTTGATCCTGGTCCCCGTCAAGCCGCTTTCGGAAGAGGCCTTGTGGCAGCTGCGGCGCACGATAAGCAGGCCCAAACCGCCGGTCAAAGATTTTCAGAAGGTCAACGGGCGCGTGACGGAGATCCTGGACTACGACCATCCGGACTACGTGCGCGGCGTCGAAGAGGCTGACCAACTGCTGGCCCACCGCGTGCTTCTGGCGGCGGTGCAGATCGAAATCCCCGGCGAAACTGAAACTGAAAAAATTGACGCGCTCAAGAATCGCATGGGCGGATGGGCCTGGCGCGCGCTGCTGACCGTCTCCAACCGCCTGAACGCGGTGACGGAGGAGGAGATGGGAAACATCCTGCGCTCCTTTCGATCCGTTGATGCTGCTCTCCCACAAGACGATGATCCGCCGGGGGCTGACGCCGAGCCAATGGCGGAGATTGCCGCGCCTTGAACGGGCCGAAATGCTGGCCTATGAACGCTGGCGTGAAATGGAGCGCGCTGCGCTCCTGGAGCAGGCCGTCCGGCTTGGAAATGAAGCCGGACTTCTGGCGCAATTCCTGATCCTGCTAGGCGATTAAATGGCGACGCGCGAAACCACCATCCGGCTCTCGGTCGCCGACAACTTCTCCGCGCAGCTGCGCGCCTTCGCCCGCGCTATAGACGAAGGCGAGAGGGGCGTAAAAAGCCTGGGGAACAGCACGCGGGCGGCGCAGACCCAATCCGGGGACCTGCTCAAGACTCTGGGGGGCTACATCTCCGTGACGGCCATCACGGCCGGCGTGGTGGGCCTGGGCAAAGAGATCGTCCGCTTGGGGATGAATATGGAGCAGACGCGCATCGCCTTCACGACGCTCACCGGCTCGTCCGCCGAAGCGCAGCGGCACCTGGAAGAGCTGCGCGCCTTCGCCGCCAAGACCCCGTTTCAATTCACCGATTTGACCGAAGCCAGCAAGCGCCTGATGGCTTACGGCTTCACCGCCTCGGAGATCATCCCCATCCTGCGCGACGTGGGCGACGCCACCGCCGCCCTCGGCACGGGATCATTCGGCATTGACCGCATCACGCGCGCGCTGGGCCAGATGCAGACGCGCGGCAAGATCGCTAGTCAGGAGATGCTGCAGCTCACCGAAGCCGGCATTCCCGCCTGGCGCTTGCTGGCCGAGAGCATGGGCGTCACGACCGCCGAAGTGCAGAAGATGGTCGAGAAGGGCCTGATCCCCGCCGAGCAGGGCATCCAGGCCATCCTGGCCGGGATGCGCGCCGACTTCGGCGGCTTGATGGCGCAGCAGGCGCAGACGGCTGGCGGGGCGCTCTCCAACCTGGTGGACGCGCTGGAAGCGACGGGGACCAAGTTGGGGGAAGATTTAAACCCGGCATTGCGCGATACATTCGTCGCGCTCACCGAATTGACGCAAGGTTTGGACACGTTCATCTCCATCGCGGGTCCAGGTTTCTGGACGAGTGTCACAAAGGAGATCGACGCGCACCAACAGACGATCGTCGGCACGTCGCGCAGTTACGCCGATTACCGCGCCGAAATGGAGCGCACGAACATCATCGCCGGACGCGCCATCGAACTCTGGGAGGAAGGCGTTCCGACCGGTCGGCTCGTGGCAGACACGACCAATATCCTGACCGAGGCCGAATACAACCAGGCGCGCGCGCTCATCAACGTCGGCGACCAGCGCCGCGAAAGCATCGGGCTGCTGGAAGCGAATAACCAGGCGCTGTTGGACTTGCGCCCGACGCTGCAAGATCAGGAAGTTGCAGAGCAGGCGGCCAAAGAATCGCTCAAAGATTACAACGAAGCCTTGAAGGATCTGAACTTTCTGATCGCCGGGCCGATCCGCGAGGAAGACGAGAACTATATCGAGCGGCGCGACCGCATCCAGGACGAGATCGACCAGACGAAAGAGCGTTTAAACGAGTTGGCGGGCGTGCAGAGCGAAACGGCGGCGCGGGAAATGGAGAGCCTGGGGGAGCTCGAAACGAAATACGCCGAGAACGAAGCCGCGCACACCGAGGCCACGCGCAAGATCATCTTCAACATCGTTGCGCAGCAGCTGGCGAACGCCGATCTGACGCAGGAGGGCGCGGGGCATCTGACCGAGCTCGCCCGGCAGTGGGGATTGATCGACGAAAAGACTGCTGACGCGACGCAGGCTGTTATCGGCGCGGTGGGGGATGTCGCTGAATCCGGGAATTGGGATGATTGGCTGGAGCAGATCGACCTCATCACGAACGCCATCCTAGAAATCCCGACTGAAGTTCGGGTCAGCGTCCGCATCCAGAGCAATGTCCCAGGCGGGGGGCCAGTACCCGATGCGGGCATCCCGCCGGACGAAGGTCACACGGGCGGGGGTGGGGGCGGAGGCGGCGGCGCGCAGGCGGGCGGCGTCGTGATTGTCCCTAGCGAGCCGGAAATTGAGATCGGCGGAATGCGGCAGCACGGCGGCAGCTTCATGGCCGGGCAGATGATCGGCGTGAACGAATCGTGGGCGACGCGGCCCGAGGTCGTGGTGACGCCGCAGACGGGCGGATACGTCCTGACGCGCCAGGACGCCATGGCGGCGCTCGCCAGCGCGGGCAGCGTCACGATCATGCCCGGCGCCGTCGTGGTCAACGCCGCGCCGGGGCAGGACGCGGGCGAAGTCGCGCGCGCCGCCGTGACGCTCCTGGGCCGCGAACTGCGCG